TGGCGCCCATTATCCTGGTGAATGTGCTGGATCCCAGCAAGTCCAGCCACATCACGCAGAACGCGGAGGAGGCTTGCGACGTGGTGGACGGGGCCGTGGCCTACGGAAAGCAGTTTGTCCTCCTGGACACCATCGAGGTCAAGAACGCCTCCGCCACCCTGGTGGCCGGCAGCGACTACGTGGCCACCCACGCGGAGGACGGCACGGTGACGATCACCATTCTGTCCGAGGCCGCCCGGGAGGCGGAAACCCTGAACGTGTCCAGCACCAGTCTGAAACCTGACGGCGTGACGGCGGCGGACATTGTGGGCGGCGTGGACGCCATGACCGGGAAGGAAACCGGCCTGGAACTGGTGCGACAGATCTATCCCCGTTTCGGCATGACGCCCGGGATCCTGCTGGCCCCCGGATGGAGCCACAACCCCACCGTGGCGGCGGCCCTGCAAGCCAAGACCGAGGGGATCAACGGGAATTTCGACTGCGTGACCTATCTGGACATTTCCACGGACGCGGAGGTCTACACCGACGTGCGGACCGCCAAGGAGGCCCTGGGGGCCACCTCTCCCCATGCGGCGGCCCTGTGGCCCATGGGAGCGGTGGGCGACAAGGTTTATTACCTGTCCGCCCTGTTCGCGGCCCTGACGGCCTACACGGACGCCAGCAACAGCGACGTGCCCTATGAAAGCCCCTCCAACAAGGACTTGAAGATCACCAGCACGGTCCTGAAAGACGGAACCGAGGTCCTGCTGGACCAGCAGCAGGCCAATGACCTGCTGAACGCCAACGGCGTGATCACCGCTATCAATGCCAACGGGTACAAAGCCTGGGGCAACAACACGGCGGCCTATCCCTCCACCTCCGACCCCAAGGATCGGTGGCTGGCGGTGCGGCGGTTCTTCGACTGGGACGGAAACAACTTCATTCTGACCTACTTCCAGAAGGTGGACAAGCCGGGCAACACCCGCCTGATCCAGTCCATCGTGGACAGCCAGAACATCATCGGCAACGGGTATGTGGCCCGGGGCTACTGCGCCGGATACCGGACGGAGTTCAAGAGCGACGAAAACCCGATCACCAACCTGCTGGACGGCCACCTGACTGTCCACACCTACCTGGCGCCCTATATCCCGGCGGAGTACATCGAGAATATCAGAGAATACGACACGGAGGCCCTGGAGGCCGCCCTGACTGGTGGAGGTGAATAAACCATGAGTGTCCCCAATATCCCCAGCAAAATCAACAGTTACAACGTCTACAACGACGCGGAGCGCCTGATCGGCGTGGGCGATGAAGTCACCCTGCCGGACTTTGAGGCCCTGGCGGAAACCATTTCCGGCGCCGGGATCCTGGGCGAACTGGACGACCCCACCGTGGGCCACTTCTCTAACATGGAAATGGAAATCCCGTTCCGCCTCCTGGATAACGAGGCAACCGATATGCTGGACATGACCCGGGCGGTGCAGTTGACCCTCCGGGCGGCCCAGCAGACGCTTTCCGTGGAGGGAAACACGGAGTTCCGGCAGTTGCGGGTGGTGGTGCGCGGAAAGAGCGCCACCCTGGCCATGGGCAGCGTTCAGAGTGGAAATCCCATGGACACCAGCGTGACCCTGAATGTGTCCTACATTCTGATCGAGGTGGACGGCAACAGCCTGGTGGAACTGGATAAACTGAACCCCACGTTTAAGATCAACGGCGTGGATCTGATGCAGAGAGTGAGGGAAATGACCTAATGAGCAACAACACCGAGAACACGGCCGCCCTGGGCGCGGCGGAACAGGAAACCGAGGAGGAAAGCCTGGTCCTGAAATTCCGAAAGCCCTATAAATTCGAGGGCCAGGAATACACGGAGGTGGACCTGTCCGGCATGGAGGACATGACGGCCGGCGACCTGTGCGCCGTGGCCAAACTGGCCAACCGGGAACTGGGTGTAACACCGATCCCGGAAATGACCCTGCCCTATGCCATGTATATGGCGGCCAGGGCAAGCCACCGGCCCGTGGAGTTCTTCAAGGGCCTGCCCCCGGTGGAGGCCATGAAGTTGAAAAACCTTGTCACGGGTTTTCTGTACGGCGGGGATGGAGAGGAGTAAACCCGCCGGAAATCAAAAAAGGGTGTATTGCCCTATCTCTCCGACTGCATAGCGGCGTGGACTACTTCCTGGGCCTGCCGCTGGACGATCTGAACGACATGGCAAAGGTGGTGCTGGAAATTGCCAAAAAGCAAGGTCATGGAACTGGCCATAAAAATCGCCGGAAAGGTAGATAAATCCCTGGGGACCAGTACCAAGGCGGCAAACAAGCAACTGGCGACCATCCAAAAGGCCGCCAACAAAGTATCCACCGTTATGACGGCCGGGCTGGCGGCGATGGGCACCGGGGCCATCGCCGCCACCAAATACCTGACGGACCTGGGCGGAGAGTGGCAGACAGCCACCAACCAGGTGGCGGCGGCCACCGGCGCGGCCGGGGCAGAACTGGAGAACCTGCGGGACGTTATGGAAAACGTGTACGCGGACAACTTCGGGGAGGACGTGGCCGACGTGGCCGACGCGGTGGCCCTGGTCAACCGGAACATGGCCAACCTGGACCAGAACGGATTGACAGCGGCCACCGAGGGCGCCCTGGCCCTTCGGGACGCTTTCGAGTACGACGTGGAGGAAAGCACCCGGGCGGCGGAGGCTATCCGCAAGAACTTCGGGGCCTCTGCGGAAGATGCGTTCAGTCTGATCGCGGCGGGCGCCCAAAACGGCCTGGACTACTCCGGGGAACTGATCGACACCATCAACGAGTATTCCTCCCAGTTTGCAAAACTGGGGTTTGACGCGGATGGAATGTTTAACATTCTCCAAGCGGGAGCGGATGGAACGGCCTGGAACCTGGACAAGGTGGGCGACGCCATCAAGGAATTTTCGATCCGCGCCATTGACGGGAGCGACACCACGGTGGAGGCGTTCACGTCCCTGGGCTACAACGCGGAGGAACTTATGGCCACCTTTGCCGCCGGCGGCGAGGGGGCCAACGATGCCTTTTTTGACGTTCTCGACACCCTAATGGCCGTTGACGACCAGGTGGAGCGGGACGCCCTGGGCGTGGCCCTGTTCGGCACACAATGGGAGGACCTGGGCGTGGAGGCCATGGAGGCCAACGCCTCCCAGGCCGCCTATGACACCGGGGACGCCCTGGAGCAGATCAACCAGGTCAAGTACAACGACCTGGACAGCGCCATCCAGGGGATCGGCCGTCAGATCGAGGTGGCCCTGCTGCCGGCGGCGGACGCCATGTATCAGTCCCTTATGTCCAATATGCCGGAAATCAGCGCGGCCATCGAGGAAGTGTCCCCCGTGGTGGCGGAAATCGCGGAGGACTTTGCAGACTGGGCAGGCGGCGCCATTTCGGAGGGCCTGCCGGTCCTGGTGGATGGGATCAAGGACTTTGCAGACTGGGCGGGCAAGGCATACGAAAAGGCCAAGCCGTTTCTGAATTTCCTGTGGGAACACAAGGGGACGGTGCTGGCCATCGCGGCGGGCCTGCGGATACTGGGGCCGGCCATCGGGGCCGTGACCACGGCCATGAACGCATTTAAGACAGCAAAGACTTTTATGGCCCTGCTGCAGTCCTCCGGGAAAATCACACAGATCACCGGGGCGTTTCAGAAATTCGGGTCCGTACTTATGGGGCCGCTGGGCGTCATTATCGCCATCGCGGCGGCTATTGCCCTGCTGTATAAGAACTGGGACACCGTAAAGGCGTGGCTGGTGAATTTCGGGAACACCGTGAACCAGATCTGGACCAACTTTTCCAACATGGTGGGGAACGCGATCACCGCCATCGGCCAAAAATTCCCCCTGCTGGGCGCCTACCTGCAGGGGTGGTGGGAGAGTATCCAGGCGGCGGTGGATAACGTCAAAGCGATTTTTCAAAATATCATCGACTTTATCAGCAACGTATTTTCGGGCAACTGGTCCGCTGCCTGGCAGAATATCGTGAACATCTTCGGAAATCTGTTCGGAATGATCGTGAACCTGGCCAAGGCGCCGATCAACGGGGT